CTCTACTGTGACGCTAGCAGTACTGTCCAAGCCGGAATACTCCACAACCGTGATAGGAACTGAGTTGTCAAACCCAGGGTTCAGGAACGTGCTGATTCCTGCACCTGTGCTGTTATAACCGAGCGGGCAGATCTCGGTGGAAACAGTGTTTTCCCACGTGTTGCGGTATTCTGGTTTCGATGATGCCGACCTAAGTGACAGGCTGGTCCGAGCTGGACCGGTGTATCGACCGGAAATGGATCCGACGGTTGCACCTGTGTTAATGTCTGTAGCATCTTTGGATGACACGGCCACTGTGTTGACCGTGGTTCCTGGCAAATCGACGACGTTGGGGGTCGTCTTGTACACAGTAACAACTCCGCCGTTAGCCATTGTGCTTCCTGTGAAGCATGACTCAGCGGAGATGACCAACCCACGATACTGCCCGGTCGTGTACGCACCCATGGTTTCACCGTCAACCGGGTAGCTAGCGTTCTCCTGAAAAGGGAGTACGAAAGCTGACCCTGTTGTGTTGAAAGTCATGGCGTTACTGGCTGCGACCCAGGAGTACGCGAGTGTGGTCGTGTTGGCATACTGTGGTACAGAGAAGGCATTGGAAACTTGCCCTCTCTGGATTGCCAGGCACCCAAATGGTGACGAAACCAAGGCATACCTAATGCCCCCACTGACAGGGGTTAAGGTGAATACCTGCTTGAAATCAATCACAATTGACTTGGCCGGGTTGCCGTCGGGGAATCCAACTCCCATTGGACTCATTGACGGTGGGCCGGAGATGCAAGCCAGATAAGGGTGACTGATTTTGCTAGCGGATTTGAGCTTGCGGGGCTTGGTCGAGAGAGATCTTCTCAGACCTTTGTCTGCTGAGGCAGCAGCTCCGCGCTTCTTCGCTTTGGTTTTGCGTTGCTGATTGTTCTTCATGTTTGTCTCAGTAAACTTGAAGATAAAAACCTGGGTGTGTGTGGGCTTGCTCTGATGGCTTCCCACTAACCCTGACCGCCGGGTCGGTCAGGTTAGCGGGAGGTGCTCCCACCCTAGGAGGTCTATGTCTGGCCAGGCGATAACGCTGGACTTCCAGTTGCGTTCTATGATGGCCCTAATCTTGATGGCATCTGAGCCAATCTTTGATTTAGGCCTCATTGGGGCAACGAAAGGGACTGGTGGCCGGTAGTTGTTGTGCTCTTCTGTTATATCAACAGGGCAATCCAACGCCACGATAGTCCGTGTCACAACGTTATCAGGAATGCGCCAAATTGGCCCGGTGGGTGTACCTAGGCCAGACTTGAACTCCTGAGGTGTCAGTCCGTAGACTGAGAGGTGACTCTCGACCAATTTTGGCTCTTGCAGCTCTGGGGTCTGTGTAGCGATGGTCAGCCAGCGCCATGCCCACCACTGGGTGAGTTAGCTCGGACTGTATGTGTAGTGCTGAACCATCA